ATGAACGTTTTAATTGTCCGAGTGATCTAGCGCAGTATGATTTTCTGCGTTTAGCAGCTTTTGATCCAGGCTTCACTTTTCCTGTCACGGCTGTTTTTAGTTTGCTTCCAGGGTTTGCACGTCTGTAAGCTCTTACACCTTTTGCTGTCATTCCAGCTCCAGATTTTGTTGGTCTATAATTGGCTCCTGGGCCTTTCGTAGTTTTTCTAATAGACATTAAATCATTCCTTTATAATATTTTTTGTAACTTGGATTACCTACTGTTTTTCCATCTACATCTAATTTTATAAAACTTCCCATATAACCACCATTAGCAGCTTTTTTTCTTTTTACAAAAGTTGCAACATTAGTTGGTTTACCGCCTGGGTTACCTGCAGCTCTTTTTCGTTTGACAGCAGAAGCCTTTTGCCCTTTTGTCATCCGTGTGGCTTTTGCAAGTGGGACGCATTTTGGATAAGCTCGTTTGCTTCCCTTCTTCCTTCCGCATGGTTGATACTTCCCGTCCTTCTTCGGAGCTCCAATATCTACCCATTTCTCTTGAACCCATTTTCTTAAACCGGACATTTATTTTTTTGGTTTTCTTGCTTTACCAAATCCTTTTATTTGAGCACAGCCACCGCCTCTGTATGATTCTCTCATCATACCGCCACCCATAGCTTTTTTACGACTACTTTTTTTACCACCGGGTGTAACTTTACCTGAACAAACTGCAGATGCGTACATATTAGCGTAAGCTGAAGGATAAACCTTAAACTTTCTTTTTGCTGCTGCTTTTCCCCTTGGGCATAATTTTGCCATTCTTTTTTCTCCTTACCATTTTAGCCATTGGTGACTCAAATGGTTTCATTTTGTTTTTGTTTTTAGAAGATAGTAATGCTCTTAATACTTTTGCACTCATTACTTCTTTTTTTTCTTCATAGGTTTTTTAATGATACCTTTAGCCATTAAAATATCCTTTTTAGTTACTTTACCATCACCTGACATATCAGGGAAGGATTTTTTACTTTTAGTTTTTCCACCTTTTTTGTACATAGGTCTTTTCATCATTCCTGGCATTATTTTTTTCCTCCGTTTTTAAATATTTGTGTTCCCTTTATACCATATATGCTCGCAACAACAAGGATCCAAAGATTTGTGAACCATGACGGGAGCTGCTGGAACTGTTCAAAGAACTCTTTTATCTTTGCAGCTGCACCCGGATCATCCGAGAAGACCCCCCAAGCAATCACCAAAATGGGCAGCGTGAGCACGACCAAAACGAACTCGTCTTTCCAGTCCGATTGTCGGGCTTCTAGCAATTTTCCCTGGTATTCGCTCTCCCCACGGGCCATTTTAGCTGCATGCATGTGTTGTGCATCCGCCATTGCCATCTTTGTCTCTTGTCTTTTCTTAAAAATGTGTGTTCCTGCTTGTAAAGCTACTTTTGCAAGACTAAACCATGCCATATTAGTTTTCTCCTCTCATAATTCTAACTTTAGGGACCATATTTTGTCCATTTTTCATCATTGAGTCAACATTTGGAATTGTTTTTGACAAAATTGTCTTTTCAATTGATGTATCAGCTCTTAATTTAGCTAATTCTTCGTTTTGATCAAGCTTTTCGTCTTGAGTTTGTTGATTCATCATCGCTTTCATCTTGTCAAGGTCCATTCTTTCCTTAGCTTCACGTTCTTTTCTATCATTTTCCATGGCTCTAAGGTCTAATTCTCTTGATCTTAACTTAGCAATAGGGTCATTATCAAATTGAGAGGTAATTTTCTTCTCTTCTTGCATGAATTCTTCCATCATTTCAGCAATCAACACTGCTTTTCTTGCTTCAATACGTTGTGTTAACTGCATAACTTGTTGTTGCATCTGTGGATTTTGTTGTGCCATCATTTGCATCTGTTGTAGTTGAACTAATTCTTCTCTAAATTCCATTTCTATTTGTTCTTGAGCCATTAAACTTATGTGTTCAAAAATATTTTTTTCTAAACTTGCCATAACCATAGGATTATTTCTGGCCATATTAGTTGCCATGAAACTTAAGTGAGCTGTAATGTGTGATCTATGATCTTGACCAGGAAAAGCTTGAAAAGGTTTACCACCTAGTGCATCAATGTGTTCTAACGCAGGGTCTTTCGGCATTGGCTGCATTGGTTTTACTAATACTGAATCAATATTTTTTACACCTAAAGCTTCATACATATTTCTGTACGCTTGATACATATTATGCATCTGTGGATTTGATGTTGCCAGCTGCAGTTCCGTTTGCGCGAGAGAGATACGCTGTGTTTGAGAGAAAATGTTGGGGTCAGCAACTGGCAATATATCTACTCTATCATCAAAGTCTGTTTGTTTAATCATTCTTTGACCCCCAACTACATCGTATGGATATTCTTGTGGTAGATATAACTTGAATACTCTAGCTAATAATTGAAACTCATTTTTAAGAGCTGAGTAAATTCTTTTGTGTATAGCAGACATGGTTCTTGAACCACGCTCCAGAAGTGCAACAGTTGTTCCAACTGCAGCTTGTTGATTACCGTCACCAACTTGCATGTCAGCTATAGATGCAAATCTTTGGCCTGCTTGAACTACTACACCCATCAACGCTAATAATGTTTGTGATGGTTCTTTAAACGGTAACATCATGAATGAATCTCTTAGATTACCTCCAGGTGCATCTACATCTCTAAACTCACCTGGTTGAATCGATTGTGCATCATCTCTGATTCTAATTCCACGCATCTTGAATCCAGCTGGCAGATTAGATAACGTTCCCGCATCTAAGAGCTGTCTTAAAGCTGCGGTCGCTGTTCTTGACAGTCCACCTATCATGTGGATTAGACCGAAACCATAGAAACCTAAACCTGGTAAAAATTTAAAATGTACAAAATATTGTATTTTATTTCTTTTTGGATCACCTACTTCATAATTTCTTCTGATAGATAATATTTCTCTTGATCCTTCTTCCAATGTTACAATGTATGGAAGTTTAATTCCTGACGGCTCACCAGTCTCTTGATTTACATCTTCAAAACCTTCTAGATCTAAATCTACATGACATTCTAACAAAGTGTAAACATCTTCGTTCTTTGCTTTTTTTACACCTTCTAATTCTCTTTCTTTTTTCTCCACATCAGTTTCAGTATCTTGTGGTGGAGATAATTCTATGTCTCTATAAAAACCTGCAACTTGTTGTTTTCTTAAATCGTTTTCAGAAATTTTTACTTTATGAATGATTGCTTCCGCATCGTCTAATGAGGTAGCCGTGTACGGAACAACCAAATCATCTGCAGGTACAAATTTAGAGACTGCTCTACCTTCTACTTCATCAAAGTAAACTTTTTTAAAAGTAGAACCTGCTAGTGGTAGGTGAAATAACATAGAATCGAACTCTGGTTCGTATTCTTTCATTTGATCCATGATTTGATAGTTCATGAAATCTTTTACACGAGTTGCTTGTAAAACTTTATCGGGAGATTGTATTCCTAAAATTTGTGTTCTTACTGGTCCATCAGCTGGGAGTAACTCTTTATAAGCGAGCGCCTGAAACTGAGTAACAGCTTCAGCAAGTACCGGGTGAGTCGCCCCCGAGGCACCTTGAAACGGTTCTGATCTGTTGTCATATTTAAATCCTAATAAATCTAAACCTTGAGTATACGACTTTTCCCAATCTTTTCTAGACATAGAATAGTCCATGTATTTTTGATTAAGTTCAGAACCTAATGAACCTAAAACTTCATCAGGTAAAAATTCTGCTAAGTTAGAATAATGATCTTCTCCACCTTCAGGGTTTGCAGCCTCTGGATCTAAATTTATATCAACCGATCCGTCTTCATTTTCTTTTACTTCAATATCTTCTGGTGACTGCTGTTCTTCTTCAGCAGCTTCTACTACTTGTTCTTGAATTTCTTCTTCGCCAGGAATCGTTATCTCTTTTCTAGGTTCGTTTGGAAGAGACTTGTCTATGTCTGCCATTTATTTTCTCCGTTAATTTTACTGTTTTAACAGTATTATACTTTAAATTCAAGCCTTGGGACTGCGGACCTTTTTTAGGTGGAGGACCACTCTTTTTACCTTTACTCACCTTTAGCAATCTTTTCTACGTTTGTTATTTCATCAATAATTTCTTCTTCAAAATCTATATCGACATCACCATTAGGTCTAATTCTACCAACCTCTTGTCCTTCGTATTCAAAACCACCTGGATCCTTTATAGTTGTTTTTGTATCTGGATCTACATCATATCCTGGTTTTCTATATTCTATAACTGCAGGTGCTCCTTTATCTGTTTGAAATTCTACTCTTGTGTATGGTTCATCATCAATAACTTTGACTCCTGCGTGTTCATATATTACTCCACCAGGCTCATCCCCAGTAAATCTTGCTTCTCTCATAACTCCTTTATTTTTTACATTTTTAACTAAATCAAAAAATATTTCTTCTGCTCTTGACGCTCTTTGAACAGCTTCTGTTGTTTTTGTAACTTTTGAACCACCTCTAAACAAATCTAAAAGATTTATTAAACCAGTTGCTAATCCACCAGCTACTCCACCACCTATTGCAGTTTTTTGTAAGAACTTTCTTTTGCTTGGGTCTTTCGGAGATCCATCTGAAAAAGTTAATCTACCACCATTTGAAAGATTTATTCTACCACCATCTGCATATCCTAAAAACGGAGTTAATTGAGGAAAGCCCATTTGTTCATATTGTTCAACAAGTTTTGGATCAGCTATTCCTAAATTTCTTCTAAATCTTTTTTCTATTTCTTCTTCTGAAGGCATTTGAGATTTTTCACGTTCAGCTAACTCAGAAGCTGTAAAAGGAAAAGTTCTATCTGTTCCAGTTTTATCTAATGGCATATCAACATACCTATCTTCTATATCTTTTTTAGTAAATGTTTTTTGAAGATCTTTTATTCCAGCGGATTCTAATCTTTGTAATAACGGATACTGTCCTTTTTCATCTGGTTTGTAATAACCAGAAGATTGAATTTTATCACTTAATTTGTATGCTTGATCTAATGCCTCAAATTGTAATGCAGGGGTATTAATTTTTGGAGCATGCAAATTAAAACTTTCTTGTATTTTAGGTTTATTTTTAGCTTCTTCAATAAAATCTTTTAAAACTTGTTCAGTGTATGATTCTTTAGATACTCTAGCTCTTGGATCATCAACTGTACTAAAATTAGTAATTTCATCTTCACTAGGTATTAATTTTTTTAAACTACCACTTAACCTATCCATTTTGTTTATATGCATAGCCATATCACCTATTGCTTTATCTCTTTGATATAAATTATATAAGGGACTATCTTTACCGTATTCTTTTTCTGCTTCTTCTATTTCATCTCTACCCGCACCAAAAAATCCTGCAGTTGATGCAGCTATAGCACCTTGAACATCACCTCTCAATAAGTGAGGAGCCATGAGCGCTGTTTCAATTGCAATATCTACTGGAGCTACAATTGTACCAAATACTTTACCTGCCGCCCTTGCAGCCCCGAGAACTCTAGCCTTACCTGCTTCAGTAGTTGCAGCTTTTTTCATGTTTCTTGTTATTTCATCTGGAGTACACGCCAGTGAGCCTGTGCCTAAATTTAATTTTTGTGTATTACAAAATTCACTTAATTCTTTAGCAAGCATTCCTTTACCATTTTCATACTCATAAATTTTACTCATTATTTCATATCTTTTATTTGCTGCTTTAGCTAATTCAGGATTATCTTTATAAAGTTCTTTAATTCCTGAAGATTGTTTTTCTAAGTAAGAAACAACAGAATCTGGTAAATCTTTTGAAGTTTTTAAAAAATTAAATGCAGCATCTTCCATAGCAGTTGGAACTAAAACTTTATTTTTAGAATCTATTTTAGAAAGAGAATTTCCAAGGCTTCCTGTGCTTTTAACTATATATTTAATTTGATCATCAAAATTACTAAACTTAGGTGAAACTTCTTGCTCTAATCCTTGTACATAAGGTCGTAGCTCTTCATTTATAGAAGCAGCTTTGTTTAATTCTGAGAAAAATACATTTTGTGCTCCTGTAGATAATCTAAAATTATTAAAAATACTTTTTGAAACTCCCCTTTCATGTTCAATGTGATTAGTCATTGTCTTAGTTGCTCTTTCAGAATAGCCTTCTGGTCTAGCTCTAGTTTTTATTTTTGAAAGAATTTTAGGTGCAACTTCTGCGTACGTAGACATTTTTCCTGTAAAAGGATCTTTCATTTCTGTTGCATTTAATTTATTGCTTGCTTCTACTATATTTTTAACTTCTGAAAATTCAGGTAGATTATCTATTAATTTTAAATTACCTATTTTTAAATTTTTTGGATTATTTGTAATTTCTGTAAAGCTATAATATTTATCGTATTGAGGAAACTCAGGATCATCGTATCTCATTAATATATCTAAACCTTGACCTGGTCTTGCATCTCCATATTTTAATTTAATAGGATTTCCTTTTTTATCTAATTTATAAAATGAAATAGGTCCTTGTCCTCTTGTATTTAAATAAACTCTATTGGCCTCTCTAGCTATAAATTGATACGGTAGTTTACCATATGTAAGTTTTGTATCTAAAAAACTAGTCACATTTTTTTGTTTGTTGTCTGCTAATTCTAATAAATATCCAAACGATAATTTTTCTTTTGATGCCTCTGTTGAAACAAGTTTTGAAATATATGATAATTTATTTTGTTTTTTTCCTGCTTTATCTACGTAGTTATATTTTTTATATTCAGGAAGTTCATACATTTCTTCACGTATCATTTTAGTTCCTATTGTTGATCCCATTAATTTTCTAATTTCTTCTGGTATGGGATTTTTAAGTTCGTAGTCAGGATGGGTTATAACTTCTAAAGCTCTTTTTATTTTAACTGTTCTACTATCCACCATTTTTTTAGCTAGTTTAGAAAGCTCACTGGTTAACTCAAAACTGTCTTTAGAAGCTTGTACTCCTACTTTTGCTGTTTCTGGAATAAGTTTTCCCCTAAATATTTTAGATAGACCGCCCTTTTTATGTGATTCAAGAAAAACCCCATCTATTTTATTATTTTCTTCAATTATTAATTGTTCAGCTAATTCCATTTTTTTCTTATTTAAAAGATTTTTATATCCTTCTTTAGCTGGATAAGGTCTTTCTTTCGTTTCAAATTTTTGTAAAGAAGTAGGATTTTTTGGTCCTCCTTGTTCATTTATAAATGCCATCCATGAAGGAGTTTTTAACATATTTTTATTTTTCATATCTAATTCAATTCTTTCTAAATACTTATCGTACAGATTATCGTAAGATTTTTGTGATATTTTTAAATTAGATAATGATTTATCGTAATCCCCTCCTGGTTTTATAAATTCTTTTAATTCTTCTTCGGTTCCCTTTACTGTCATATTTTTTTGATTTTTAGTGTCCCATAGTCTTACACTGTGGGTTTCTGTATCTGATTTGGGATTTTGTAGTTTTATTATTTTAGGATTAGCAAGACCCTCACGTGTTCCAAGATTTTCACCTTGTATAATACCACCACCTATTGCAAAATCTTCTCTTGGTTCAAGCTCCTTGACTCTAGCTCTTAACTCTGAAGGATTAAATGGATCCTTTAGATGAGACATCATCTGTTCGTAATTTCCAACTTTCATTAATCAAGTCCCATTAAATAATTTAGACCACCATTAGCATTTAATTTTCTATTTTTTAATGTTCTCATCTTTGTAAGTTCTAAAACTTGATCTTCAGGATCCATTGTAGATATTTTAACAGCCTCTTCCATAGAAATATTAAACTCTTCTGCTATTTTTTTAGCACCTTCCATTCCTCTTCCCTCACTTCTTGTATAAAAATCTACAGTATCATCATCGTAAACAACTAAACTTTGTTTTGGATTATCAACTAATTGTGTAGTTAAATTTCTAAATACGTTTTCATTATTTGCTTTTAATGGATCATCTTGTATTTCTTTTAATATTTTAGGAAAAACTTCTTTAATATATTCACCCACTTCTGGATCATCACCTAAATCTCTAATAGTATTTTTTATTATCTGTTCTAATACTTCTGCTTTTGTAAATCGACCTTTACCTGCTTTTGGTTTATCTACACCACTTGATGGATTTTTATTTTCTGTATTAAATCTATTAAACTCTTTAGTCAATTCTCTTTCTGCTTCTCTTTGTAAAGCTTTTTCTGACATCTCTTTTGACGTTTTACCTATTTTTGTAGAGCCGGGTGCAATATCATTTAACATATCTATTAATGCTTGTGATAAACCTTTTTTAAAACCAACACGTCCACCTGTTGCAAATGCATCATCCACATCACCTACTACATACATATCATCTACAACTTTATTTAACATTTTATCATTGATAGAAACACCTTCATCCATATATCTTTGTTTTGCATATTTTATAAATCCTTTTATATCTTGAGAATTTACATATTTACTGGCTTCTCTTCCGTACAATATGTCTGTTCTCAAATCCTTACTCATTCCTAAAATATCTTCTGTTGCTTCATCTAGGTAAGTTCTAACATCTACAAACATGTAACTTGGAGCATGCTTCTTTAACGTTGCGCCTTCGTCTACATCTACATCATAAAAGTCTTCTATAAATTTTTTATCTGCTTCAGTTTTTGCACCATACTTTTCGTAAAGAGGTTTTAGTTTTCTCTGTATAGCTTGTTGGTATTGAGCTCTTTGATAATCAAATTGTTCATTAAAAAATTTATTTTCTTCTTTAGTAGAAATTAAAAATGATCTATCTTTATTTGCTCTTTTCCAAGACTCTAAAGAATCTTCAAAACTAGTATTCTTTGATCTTGGAATCATGTTTGCAACATCCAATATGTTATCAACCTTTTTCTTTCTGTTTGTCATCAACACATATTCTTCTGAGTTGTCACGCATGTTTTCTAATTGCTTAATTGAATTACCTAATACCTTTGATTCACGTGCTAGTGCCTGTAAACTTTCATCATTTAGTTCTTCTAAGGTACTTAAATTATCTAGTATGCTATCAAAATTATCTCCTTTAGGTAAACCTACGTCTCCTTCATTTCTTACAATTTTTTCTAAGTCACCCATAGGATCATCTTTTGTAAGATTATTTCTATCTCTAAAACTAGTTATTCCACCAGAGATTCTTGATTCCTGAACCGGTGTATCTTTGAATAAATTTTGTACAGCAGTTTCCATCTGAGCAGATGTTGCTCCACTACCTTGTAACACTTCTAAAGCTTGATCTCTTGTTATCTTGCCTTCTTTAGCAAGAGGTCTAAGTTTATATATAAGATCGAATAGTCCTTTTGACATTAATAATACACTCTCTGTTTCTGTGGTAAGGGTTCATCCTGATAGTCTTCAGGGTGTTGAATAAGTCCACCTTGTCTAAATCTCATTACTGCCTGTGTCATACTATCTACCAAATCGTCATGGTCACCGTATGGAAAAGCAGCACATTCTTCTATTACATCCTGTGCAAACTCCATTTCGGTGGGCGCCCATATTCTCCCTGACTCAAACAGAGGAGAAACACTGTTAACTCTCGTATGTTTATCATTTCCTTTTGATGGTGTAAAGTTAATTACTGGGATACCCATTTTTCTTAATTCATAAGTCAAAGGCAGTCCTGATGCTTTAGATTCAACAATAACTGTTTCAGGTTGCCAGTATCCATATTGTTCAAGCGCAATCCTACGTAACTCTGGAAACTCAAATCTATCCTTGACTGCATCAAGAAGCAAGAGGCATGGACCACTGTCCTCGTCAGGTGTGAACACTCCCCATGTTGTAATAGCAGAATAATCCGCAGTTTCTTTTTTCATGAAAGCTGTATCGTAAGACTGAATAACGTGTTCTAGTTTAGGTAGATCTCCCTCATATTTTTTCCACCACTCACGTTTAATAAGTGCACCCTCCTCTGAAGTTGGGTTCTGCATATATTGTGCATTCCACTTTGAACCAGGAATCGAGGCCTTAACAGCTTCCAAATCTTTTATGTTCCAGTATTCAGGCCATAAAGGTTTACCTGATGGTAGGATTGCAGGGAACTCAATTACTTCCCATTGATCAGCTTTAGGTTCCTTCTGTGCAGAAATTAATCTACCTGTTAAATCTTTTTCATTCCAACGAGTCATTACAATTACAATCGTTCCACCTGGCTGTAAACGTTGACGTGGACCAGAGGTATACCATTCGTAAGTTCTTTCAAGAGCTGCGGAGTTTAATGCATCTTGTTCAGTGTGTGGATCATCAATAATCAAGAGATCGGCACCACGACCCGTGATCGCGGATCCAACACCTGCTGCATAATATTCACCACCTTGTTGTGTCTCCCATTTACCTGCAGCTTGAGAATCTTCTTTGAGTCTTGTTTGAAATACTTCTTTGTACTCAGGTGAATCCATAAGTTGTTTTGCTTTACGTCCAAACCTTACAGATAATTCAGTTGTGTTAGTGGACTGTATAATTTTTAATTTAGGATTTCTACCTACCATCCATGCAGGAAGTAGATAAGATGCAAACTCAGACTTAGTATGTCTAGGTGCCATATTAATTATGACACGCTTTATCTTTCCATTTGCAATATCATTAAATTTTTTTGCAACTCTTTTATGATGGGACCCTTCTACAAAATCAGGCCAAACGTGTTTTACGAAAGCCATAAAATCATTTCTGATTGTAGACTCCTTTTTCTTTTCTTGCCACTTAGCCATGTATAGGGCTAATTGTCTTTTCACGTCGGGCGGTAACTTTTCAAATTTTTTTAATTTTTCTATGTCAATTTCCATATGGTACCATAAAGTATTTTA